AATGAGTAAAGGAGAATCTCTTTCATAGCTTTTCGAGTTTATCGGTTAGGAATAAGATTACTGCGAGAATGAGTAGGAATAGTCCTGGGTGTAGGTCTTTTTGCTTTTTCATTTGTTTAGTTTTAAGGTTATTATTTATTTTCTGATAACTTCCAATACTTTAACTCTCCTTCTCCTAATGTTCTCCATCCACTTTTGTTTGAAATTTCCCAGATCATTGGGTTCTCATTATACAAACGTTCTACTTTGTAAGTTCCCCAATTTTCAGAGATAAATTCAATTTTATCTCCTACTTTAAGATTTTGCTTTGTAATTTGTGTGTTCATTTGGTTTAGTTTTTAGTGCCTTTCGGCGTTTTGATATATCAAAGATAAGGTCGAGTTGTACACAATTCCAAATTTTTGGGCAACTATTTTTTAAGAAAGTTGCCGAAATCAGCGTATTTTACTGAAAATCAAGCATTTAGGTTTCAAAGTTTTTTTGAAAATAGTGTTTTAATACCTATTTGATACCTATTGTATAGGGTATTCAGTACCCTATAAGCAGAAGCATAAGCAGTGGATATGGAAGAATAAGAAGATAGGAAGAAGAAGAAGACAAGGTCAAGGTACAAATTTGGAAAGTAACATCGGTTACATTCGAATCGTGAACCGCACAGACATCATAACGGAACTCTATCTATCGAAGGATATAAACGAAGCCATCGGTAAGATGCAACCTTACGAACTGCAAGGGGATTTGAGGCAGGAAGTTTTCCTTGTTTTGTGTGAGATGGATGAGGATAGGTTACTGAAGATGCATAAGGATGGCTACTTGAAGTACTTTGTAGTCCGTACCATCGTGAATATGGCTAAGAGCGACCGCAGTAACTTTGCTCGGACATTCCGAAAGGTTTATGAAGAGGTGGGCGATTTAGGATCAGTAGAGCCTTACGATGAGTCTATAACCGAGAAGCTAAATGCTTCAATGGAAATACTACACTGGTACGAGAAAGAAATCTTCAGGCTATTCTCGGAGACAGGTAACTTACTCCAGGTTTCAAGGGATACGAAGATTCCGTATAGATCGCTTCTAAAAACCATTAAGAAAGTAAAGACTCTACTCAAATACAAAATACGCAACTATGCACACGATTAGTATAATTCTTGCTGCGAACCTATTTACGTTCTATGCGATTACTCAGTCTCGTTTATTCGAGAAGTGGGGATGGAACTTCAAACCGTTTAACTGCCCCCTATGTTTAACCGCCTGGGTAGGTCTTGCTTTGTTCTTGCTACCTGACTTCGCTACCTACGGAGTTCTGGCGATGTTCGGCTCAGGTGTATTCGCTCCGTACTTTAAGAACTTCCTTATCAACATCTATAACAAATTCCAATGACAAAGGCAGAGGTGGATTTTCTTATTCAGCATAAATTAAACTTCGATTCAGTAAAACTCGGATTTACGAGAAACATTCCTTTTGAGGTACTCGGTCAGTATGAGCAACTCTATCGGAAGTATTTGGATGGTCAGTTTATTCTTACGTATTGGTGCGGAGCGTGTGTGTTTGATATGCTTGAGAGATTGATTAGATACTGCGAAAGTCAAGAGGAGTACATTAAGGCAATTAATCCTGTAACGGAAGTTAAAAAGAGAGGGAGACCTAAGAAATGAGAATACTCGTAATCACTCAGCAGAACTCAGGAGTAGGCTACCACAGGTTAATGCTTCCTGTTCACTTTCTCCCGAAGGCTTATGCTTTGATAACTGATGTACTTGAAGAAGAGACTCTAAAGCAAGGTTGGGATATTGTTTACATTAATCGATTCATACCTGCGATTCATATATCAGTCTTAGAAGACTTCAAAGAGCGGTACGGATTTAAGTTAGTAATCGATATCGATGACTATTGGCACTTAGACCAATGGCACATTCTTAAAGATGTTTACCCTACTCAGGCAGTAATAGATCATATCAAAATAGCTGACCTGGTTACCACTACTACCGAAAGGCTATGGAATGAGATTCGACTAATCAACTCTAACGTAGCAATAGTACCGAACGCTTTGCCATACGGAGAGGATCAGTTTACCGATGTTGTAACAAATAGCGACAAAGTTCGTTTCATCTACGCAGGTTCAATTACGCACGAGAAAGACCTTCAGGTATTACAGAACCCACTAAAGAAAGTAGCATCGGACTCCGTACTGAAATCGAAGGTTCACTTCCGTTTGTGTGGATTCGATAACCCTAACAGATACTCAGAAGCGGTATGGCATAAGATGATTCATTACTTTACTTGCGGGTTGAAGCTCGGAGATATCGAAAGGAATAAAAAGGTTACCGAGTATATGAACTTCTACAATAACGCAGATGCTACTATCGTACCTCTCGTTCCTTCTAAGTTTAACTCGATGAAGAGTAACCTAAAAATCTTAGAGGCTGCTTGTAAGAAGATTCCTGTTATCATTTCTAACGTACCTCCATACGATGATGCACCTCACGTAATCAAGATAGACAAACAGACCGAGTGGTATCCTGCGATTAAAAAAATCACCGAGGATGCTATTTATAGGAAAGAACTCGGAGAAGCGAATTACGAATGGTGTAACGAGCATTTCAATTTGCACAAAGTAAACATCCTTAGAAAACAATTATTCGAATCTATATGCCAGTAACTCAATGTAAGAACGGAAAGTGGAAAATCGGTACAGGAGAGTGTCAGTACGATACAAAGGAGAAGGCTATGGAAGTATGGAAAGCAATTTTAGCATCAGGACAATATGGCAAAGCAAACAACATCAAGCAAAGTAACCTTCGGGAAACGGAAGGGGGGCAAAGCTCAGAAGAGCCGAAACAAACACAATCGTAAAGAAAGAAACTACAGAGGGCAAGGAAGATGATACACGAATCAGCTTACATACATCCGACTGCGGTAATCTACGATGGAGTAGTAATCGAAGAGAATGTTTATGTCGGTGCTTATTGCATTATCGGAAGTCCTGCGGAGTGGAAAGGTAGAGAAGATAACACAGGTAAAGTAGTTATCAAGAAAGGAGCAAGGCTCACAGGATTAGTAACTGTCGATTCAGGAACGCATCAGAATACAATCATAGGAGAGAATTGTTACCTAATGAAACACTCTCACGTAGGACACGATGCTATAGTTCAGGATGGAGTTACAATAAGCTGCGGAGCAAAAATCGGTGGGCATTGCATTATTCATCAGAATACTAACATAGGATTAAATGCAGTTATCCATCAGAAGGTAGTAGTACCCGAAGGATGTATGATAGGAGCTTCTGCTTTTGTAGGTAAGAAATCAGAGTTACAACCATTTCATAAATACGCAGGAGTACCTGTAAAAGATTTAGGATGGAATCGATGAATATAAACGTCATACTATTAGACTACGACCGGCACGACTATACTCAGAGGGTAAAGGATGTGAACTTCAATAACGCAGGATATCCTTTTGATTTTACCATAGTCGATATGAAAGGAATCTCTAAAGCTTTGAATCACGGAATCTTCCAATCGAGAACATACGATGCGGTAGTTACAATGGCTAACGATATCTTAATGCCTAATAGTTGGCTCGAAAGAATGGTTCAAGCTATGATAACTATTCCCAATTCTGGGATGATAGGGATTCACACAGTCGAAAGTATCTCAGAGCCTACCACTATCAACGGACTCCAAGTACACATACAAGAAGCAGCCTTCGGTAATGTTCTTATACCTATGAAAGCAATAGATAAGATAGGATACTTTAACGAGGCTTATGATCCTTACGGAATGCAGGATAGAGATTACTCCTATCGGTTACAAATGACAGGACACCTGAACTACTATCTAAGCGGACTACGAGCAGAACACATAGGACACGATGTAGGACAAGATACTCCTTACCGAAAGATGAAGGATGAAGGACTAAGCAAGTGCGATTTCCTATGGGCATTAGAAACTTCTAAATACAAAGTAGAAAATAATTATACTATCTTCCAAAGCGAATGGCTATGATACTACTACCTATTAATCAAGTAAAAGCGAACCCGAACAATCCGAGGATAATTAAGGATGATAAGTTTAAGAAGCTAGTACAAAGCATTAAGGAGTTTCCTGAGATGCTTGAATTAAGACCTATCGTAGTCAATGAGGATATGGTCGTACTCGGTGGGAATATGCGACTCAAAGCGTGTAAGGAAGCAGGACTCGATAAAGTACCTGTTATCAAAGCAAGTAACCTGACTGAAGAACAACAGAAGGAGTTTATCATTAAGGATAACGTAGGCTTCGGAGAGTGGGATTGGAATGATCTTGCTAATAATTGGGAGACAGAAAAGCTACAAGAATGGGGATTGGATATACCTGGCTTTGAAGCAGAAGTATTAGAAGCAGAGGAAGATGATTTCGCAGCACCTGAAGGTGGAATCGAAACGGATATTGTACTTGGAGATTTGTTTGAGATAGGAGAGCATCGATTGCTTTGTGGGGATTCAACGGATAGCGACCAAGTGGCAAAGCTGATGAATGGAGAGAAGGCGGATATGGTATTTACTGATCCTCCTTATGGTATTAAAGTAGTTCAAAATAATTCTGTAGGAGGTGGAAAATTGGCAAAAGTTAATTCTTATTCGGAAATTATTGGAGATGATACAACAGATACTGCAAAAGAATTTTATCAAACTTGTATAAGTTTAGGATTTGAAAACTTTATTATTTGGGGAGGTAATTATTTTACTGACTTTTTATCTCCTTCAATGTGTTGGATAGTATGGGATAAAGAAAATACAGGAAATTTCGCTGATGTAGAACTCGCTTGGACTTCATTTGATAAAGGAGCAAAATTGTATAAATGGCAGTGGAATGGAATGATAAGGAAAGGAGATAAAAATATAGAAGGTAAAACAAGAGTTCATCCTACTCAAAAACCAGTAGGATTATTTGGAGATATTTTTAATGACTTTCAATTCAATACCTGCTTCGATGGATTTCTCGGTTCAGGCTCTACAATGGTAGCAGCACATCAACTTAAACGCAAGTGCTACGGGATGGAACTTGACCCTAAATACTGCCAAGTGATTGTAGATAGGATGAAGAAACTTGACCCGACTTTGGTAATCAAATGCAATGGGTTACCTATTGAATAACAGACGATAAACAGACACTATGGCATTCCCTCACGATGGAAATAAAATACAGAAGGGTACTACGTTAAACCCTAACGGCAGACCTAAAAAGTACGTTACTCTACTTAAAGAGCAAGGATACAAGCTATCCGAGATCAACGATACTATACAGACTATGCTTCAAATGGACTTGGATGAACTGAAAGAGGTATGGGATAACCCGAAGGCTACTATATTAGAAAAGACTATAGCCAACGCAATGAAGAAAAGCCTGGAGAAAGGTAGCTTATATTCTGTTGAGACTCTCTTGACTCGTGTATATGGAAAGCCAAAAGAAACGCAGCAGGTTAGTACAGACTCACGGATCGAGGTAGTATTCGTGAAGGGTAAAACAATTCTGTGATAGAAAGTAAAGTTTTTAACATTGACTGTATGGTTGGGATGGCTGAATATCCTGACAAATACTTTGATTTAGCCGTTGTTGACCCTCCATATGGATTAGACTTGGCTAATATGAATATGGGAGCAGGAAAAAGTAAAAAGGCTTCTAAAATAGAAAATAGAAAATGGAAGCCAAAAGATTGGGATAAAAATACTCCAGATAAATCATATTTTAATGAATTAAAAAGAATAAGTAAGAACCAAATAATATGGGGAGGAAATTATTTTGACTTAGGTATTTGTAAGAATTACATAATATGGGATAAAGAAATTCCAAATGGTTTATCTTTTGCTGATTGTGAAATGGCTTGGACTTCATTTAATTCAGCACCTAAGATGTTTAGATATAGTACATATTTAGGTAAAAAAGAGAAATATCATCCAACACAAAAGCCAGTCGCTCTTTATGATTGGATTTATTCAAAATATCTTCCTGAAGGTGGAAAAGTAATTGACACACATTTGGGATCAGGTAGCAACAGAATTGCAGCCGACAAAGCTGGAAACATTGATTTTGTTGGTTACGAATTAGACAAAGATTATTTTGATGCACAAGAAAAAAGATGGACAGAATATAAAAGCCAACAAAGATTATTCTAATGCGATTAGAACTACCTCAACCACATATCAATCAGCAGAAGATACTCGATAGCCAATCGAGGTTTCGTGTTGTAATGTGTGGGCGAAGGTTTGGTAAATCTGAACTAAGCCAGATAGAAATAATCTCAAACGCTTTACTCGGTAAGTCAGTCGCTTATATCACTCCAACGTATCAGCTTGCTCGTGTGTTCTTCGAGAGACTGATTCAAGCAGTACCATTCGAATCTAACAAATCAGAGTTGACCATTAAGTTTCCGAATGGAGGTACTGTCGATTTCTTTACAGGGGAAAGGATGGATAACCTGCGTGGTAGGAAGTTTCATCTCGTAGTAGTGGATGAGGCTTCGTTTATTCCGAACTTAGAAGATGGATGGCTTAACTCTATTCGACCTACCTTAACAGACTATAAAGGTCGAGCGATATTCCTATCCACTCCGAAGGGTAAGAACTTCTTTTACTCTCTATTCTTAAAGGGAGGCGAACCTGATTGGGAGGCTTTCCGATTTACGACCTACGATAACCCTTATATCGATAAGGGAGAGATAGATGATGCACG